CGAGGATGTTCTGCGTCGTACCACGCATCCCCGTGCTTGATCCGCCACAACGTGACAAGTTGCGCCAGCGGGACGTTAAACGCCTCAATCTCGTTGGGGTTGAGCCTTGGCAGCTTTTGTTTCATGCCCCCCAGTCCTTGTTGCGCTGCGTATTGCTGCTTTTGCTGTGCTGCGTCAACTCTGCGCAGCTGCCGCAGGTGCTCCTCGTAGTCCGCCTGCGATCCGGGGTAGGCCCCGCCAAATACACTGTTCATCAAACTCATGTTGCACTCCTATATTGGTTTTCTACATACGAACCGCGCCCGGTTCGTCAGGTAATGTGTTTCAAGTTTGCCCATAGATTTGAGCCGCTTGTAGGTGAGTCCGTAGAACTCCTCGGCAAGCACGTCTTTGACGTCTACCCATTCGTTTCCATAACGTGCTACCCAGAGATTGATCAGCGTCTCTATCGGTGTGCTGAACGGCAGGCTTTCAAGGTCTTCCATGTTCACCTCCACGTCGTTTGAAATGATGCCATCAGGCGCACGAAAAACTTTTGAGGCAAAGTCGTTACCGCTGTTGTGAAAAGCGAAGGTTGCACCACTGATGGGCGCGGTCAGGGTGTGTCCGGCAGAACTGACAAGACCGCCCGCAGGGGGCGGGGTGTAGATACTGGGCATCACTTGATCGAGTGGTCGCTCTTGCGAGCGTACGAACGATTGGCACTTGCGGGCTTCACCGTGAGGTTCTTGCGCGTCGTGGTGCCGCCCTTGGACAGTGGTTTCTTGTGGTCAACGTCTTTGCCGTCGCCTTTGTGCACAACGCCTTCGGCCTCCAGCATGCGCCGCGCTTTGTTGCGCTGGGCACGGGCTTTCTTCACGGCGGGTTTCTGATCGTACGCTGGGTATGCAGCGCGGTCTTCGGGGTTCTTGTAGGGCATTTCAGGCTCCTTAATGTTTGGGGTTGAATTCGCAGCCAGTGACTTGGCACCAGCCACACAGCGGCGTTTGGTTTGGGTTCCACACGTCGTTGGCAAAAGACGCTTCGAGCCGCGCCGTGCGCTCACGGTAGCGCCACCACGCCGCAGCCTTCTGATCACGCGTCATCTGCAACTTGACCATACTGTTTTTCACGATGAAGAGCAAGGCCGAGTTGACTTTGCGGATGTGCGGGAAGTACTCGAACACCATGCAGGACATGAGCACGAGCTGGTCACGATCAGGGTACTTGTTGTTGCCCGTCTTGTAGTCGCCCACCCACGCCGTCAGGTTGTCGTCGTCAACAATCAGGATGTCGGCAATGCCGCGCACCCACACGTCCTTTTCTTTCCAGCCGGTGGGCTTCAAGTCCACGGTCAGCGCCATCTCGAACTCAGCCAGCTTGCGCCCGGGCTTCTTGATGAGCGAGTCGGCCACGTCCTTGAACTGCGCGTGCTCGGGTGGGATCGGCTTGCCGTCCCGGACATACAGCTCAAGCGACTCGTGCACTTGGTTGCCGTAGCGCGTGGCCTCGGTCTCTTGGAAGGGGTACTTCTTCAAGACCTTGACCTCGTGGTAGCGCCGTGCGCAGCCCTCAAAGTCTTTGAGGGAGGAGTGAGACCATGCTGGTTTTTTCATATCTGTCTTTGTTCCGTAAAAAATAGTTGAACGCGTCTTCAAAGCTGTCCGCTATCACAGGAATTGGGTAGTTGTCTCGGACTGTGGCTGGCGGGTTTGCGTACAACCAGCCCCGCTTTGTGTGCTCAGAGTCAAAGGCCGGGTGTGTGACTGTCCAGCCCAACAGCTCCATGACGTCGACCTTGGTCTGCTCTTCAAAACTTTGCGGAACGTATCGCATCGTTGAGCCTCTTGGAAAACGCAGTGACAAACTGTTCGTTGGCTTCGAGCTTGCTGCCCATGTCGTGCAAGATGGCGTGCGTCACCTCGTGCCAGAAAGTCTCGCTGCGTTGGCGATCTGAACGTACAACAAGTCGGCTCCCCGTGCGCATCGTCAACGCAACACGGATGTTGTGTCCGTACGTCACGCTGCCCGCGTGTGTGGGGGGAATCATTGCGAACGGCTGCACCACGGGGTATCGTGTCTTGCCGATCTTGATGCTGGTCGGGATCATCATAGTTGCTCTCCTTGGTCAGTTTTTGGCCAACCCATATCGACGGTGTGCGCCACCGTCAGCGGCCAGAGGAATCCCCGGCAAATACTTCGGCTCCATAGTCATTTGCGCCAAGACCCAAGTCTTAGCGAAATCAACTTCATCGTCCGGCACCACAGCAATTAGCTCGTCGTGCACGGTGCCCTTCACAGGGTACTTCTTGTCTACGCGCAGCATGCCGTCAGTCATCACAATGCGGGCTACGCCCTGCACGATGTTGTTCGTTATCTTACCAGCATACAGCTTCGTTGCGTCATCGCCGTACACCCACTGCAAGCCGCCTTCCTTCTCGTTGTCGTCCTCGTCCTTGACCTTCTCCCTGACTTGTCTCAGGTTGGGGTACAACAGGCTCATGCCGTTGGGCAGAACGATTTCTTCTTTGCGGAAGGTGACGCATTTATACGTGAATTCGTTGCCGCCGTAAAGTGAGCGCTCGATCAACGAGCCGCACATATCCCAGAACGCCACCACAGGCCACGCCGTGGCGCGGTACTTGTCGATGATCATCTTGGCCGCTACGCAGTGCACCAGCAGCTCGTCGTCTGTGCAGGTGTGCGGAATCTCCGTCATCTTCTTGACGTTGTCGTCCCACTCAAGAAACTTTTGTATGTACGTCGCGGTAACGCCGAGCTTCTTTGCGAAGTCTTTGTTGTAGCGTTGAGGCGGCGCACCGAGGAAACCCACGAGTAGCTGGGCGGCAAATGAAGCCCAGCCCAGTCCGTAACCACAGCCCAGAAGCGCGGACTTTGCCGACTGGCGGAGATCAGGGTGTGACTCTTTTGTAAGGCCCGGTATGTTGAACATCTGAGCGCCGAACGCTGCGTAAGGATCACCGCCTTGCCGGAAGATGAGTAGCATGTCCTCGTAATCAGCCAGCCACGCAAGAACTCGCGGTTCAATCTGTGACAGATCACCGACGACCAGTTGGTGCGCTTCGGGAGCCATAATAGCTTTGCGCAAGAACGATCCGCGCTTGAGGTTCTGCATGTTGATGGCGCTGCCCTTTGACGCCGTCCAGCGCCCGGACTTGGCACCGTAGTACGAGAGCGGAACAGGTAGTCTTCCGCGCTTCGAGATGTCCAGAAACCGCTGCGCCCGCGTACGCTCAGTGGTCGATTTAACTTTGAGGCGAGCCTCACACAAAGCGGCAACGTCTTCGTTGTCCCCGTTGAGCATCGCTTGAAAAAGCGCGTCATTCTTTGCAAGAGCAAGCGTCTGTTTGCCAGTCGTCTTGCTCTTCTTGTAGGGCGGGGGCATGCCGAGTCCGCGCAGGACTTCGGCAAACTGTTTGTTTGACGCAAGTGAAGATTCGTCAACACCGATCTTTTGTAGGAGTGCTTCACGTTTTTCCTTTTCATCGTACAACGCGTCAGTGAGCATGCTCTGATCCAACTCCAGCACAGGGCGGGTGTACATCTTGAGCGTCATGTCGATCAGGCGCAGCTCCTTGGTGGGGTACAGCCCGTTGGACATGCCCGTCGCAGGGTCAAGGCGCATCATCAGCTTGCTGAACACCTGCTCGCACAAATACACGTCATGCGCACAGTACGCGGCCAGCTCCTGCTCAGTCTTCGGGTCCAGCTCTTCCATGCCGTTGGTGCTGTGCACCGCTTTGCCTTTGTCGGGCAGGCCGAAGTCACTGGCCAGCTTCTGCAACGAGTTGCCTACTTCGACCCCGCGCAAGGCCCGAGCCATAGAGAGGCTGTCAAAGATAAAACACGGGCGTGCGCCGTAGACCCACTCCATGATCGAGACATCGAACTGCGCGTTGTGTGCGAGCACGGCTGTGCGGCTCCAGTCGATGCTGTTGAAGTAGTCTTGCAAGTCGTCGTGCCTGATCCAAGGCGCTTTGCCTGTTGCTCCGAACTCTTTGGCGCAAGCGCCGAATGCTTTAAAACGTGGGTCACGAATATATTCCTCTGTTGTCATTTTGGAGAGCGTGAAACTTTCTTTGTCCCAGCGCGTCTCGAAGTCGATTGCAATGATCGTGTCGTATGGTTTTGCCATCAGTTGTACATCCCGTGGTCGGGAGCCTCTACTTTGATTTCGCTGACGATAAGTTCGTGGGCTTCGCTGATAAGGCCCGCCACTTCAAACTCGTTGGCGTTGATGCCGACAAGGACGCTCTTTGCGCCGTCAGACAGGATCAACACGCCGCCGAACGTCGCATCTTTTCCATAACACGTTGCCAGCAACGTCAGCACGCTGGCGAAGTGTTCCTTCTGTTGCGTGGTCATGTCCTGCGCGGCCTTCGTGATGGCCTCCACCGCTTTATTTGCAATGTCTTTATTCATCGCGCCCCCGTATGAAGTGAATCAACGGCTCCAGCGTGTAAAGGTTTTCTTCGTTAAAAATCATGGCAGCGCCCTTCGCGTCGCGGATTCTTCGTATGTTGTCGTCTTGCAGCGCGGTGGTTTTACCTTTGCCTGCCTTGGCTTCGATGGCTACAAAGCGCCCCCCAATGCAGCACAGGAAGTCGGGCACGCCGCTGTTGCCGTAGCCCGTGCCGATAGGCATGGCGTAGTAGACGCCCTCGGCGTCAAGTATTTTTCTGATCTTCTTTTTGACCAGTGCTTCTGGCGTTGATGCCATGGTTGCTTCTCCGTGATGTGTTGGTAAATGGTCGGGGGTACGGGTAGATTCAGCGCCCCCGCCGCTGTGAGGAGTTGGTGAGCTGGGTAACGCGAGCTGAGCGCCCTCTCACCGACAAAGCGTACTTGCATCTACCGGGCTTGTACGCGTTGTGCAACCATGAACTCAGCTCTCGTGTTTGCTACAAATTTCGTCCAGCTTCATCTTGTAGTGCTGGGCTTTGTTGCCGTCGTCAGTGCCTTCTTTCTTGCCCTGACGCATGGCGTATTTGATGATGTTCCCTTTGAGGAAACCTTTGAATTCTTCGGGCGTGAGTACCGCCTCCATGACATGCCAAGGCTGCATGCCCATGTCTTTGTAGTGCGTGCCGCCGATCTGCACGGTGTCGGCTGTTGTCTGTGTCATGTTGCTACTCCTGAAGTTATTACTGTTCGTGTTTGTCCAGTCTTGGATTGTATGTCAAACGGCATGCGGGGCCTCCACAATAGGGCGCATCTTCTTCAAGCGCAAGCTCTCCATGACATCGGCCATGGCGGTCTCAAGCTGCTTGACGGTCACGGTCTCAAGCTGCGCATCATGAACCTCAATGAGCAGGTTCAAAGCCACAAGCTCCGGGCCTTTGGCGACAAACCGAAAGCTGTTGGCCACACCCCGGCGGGCCAGCGCAAGGATGGCATCTTGCCCAGCGCGTATCTCCGGCTTCCAGTCCTCACCTATGCCCCGGTTGGCCAGCGCTTCGGTGATGTTCGCAGCGTCAATCAGTGCGTCGATGTCGCGGCGCGTGGCTGCGCCAAGGCGCAGGTTGTTCATGGCATCGTGGTTGCGGATTTTGAGCGTGGTGCCTGCGCTGATCTCGTCAACTTTTTTCAGGCCCGCCCGCACCCACGTCATGGTGTCCGGGATGATCTGCCGGGGTTTGTACTTGCTACGCTTTCTCACGGCTTCTCCAAAACAATTTTCTCCAACTTCTCCACGGCAATACACAGGTCTTCGTGCAGGTAGTCGGGCAGCGGGGTCTTGGTGCTGAACGCCCACGACTCCATCGCGGACAACAGTTTGATAAGTTTGATGGCGTCTTCTTTGGTCATGTGTTCTTCTCCTTGAGTTTGGCTTCGATGGCGCGTGTCAGGTTGCGCAACCACGACTCGTTTGCCAAGCACGTTGTTGTCTCCTCCAGTTCGGTTATCTCCTCATCCGTCAGCCCAACCCA